TATAGAAAATATGGTGTGAAGAAGTAGTGCAATTATGGCTCGGTACGTAGAGTAGCCTCCCGTCATGAATAGCATAAGGTATAACCAACGCTTATCAAAATGGGTGCACCATTGGAGTCGAATCCGACCAGTGAATATTGCCCACCAAAGAATGGGATAATGTAACATGCTTAAATTACTAGCGACATGTTCCCACCAAAAGAAAGGGTCTTCACCGGTACCAATACAATGATCCTGGTAATTTACAGTAGAAACATATAAGTCTCCACACTGCATATCCAGAATTTCTTGATCAGGGTCTTCGAGTTCTTCTCCTAAGTACTTGTGTCTCCAATGATTTACTCGGCGATCATAGGATACATCAAGCGCAGGACATAAATGTACTATCCCGCTATTTGTTGCCACTTCAGTCAATTTCGCTCTGCGGTCTTCAAAAATCTCACGACCATAATAAAACCAGTCGTGTAAAGAACTTTCGATATTTTGAGCACTGTGTTCTTCCATCGTTAGAGTTTTTGACAACAAGTGGGAATGCAATCTCTTATAAATAGAACTTTCAGAGAGCAATCCAACGTGTGTCTCCAAGTCAGGGTTGTACACACTTTTCCGCTTAAGGAAATCAACGTCCTGTTCTTTCATGTACGGCGTGGGAGTTGAATCTTTGTCTGGCATGGTAAATTTCATGTCATGTTCTGCTAAATACTTTGCATAAGTGATATGGGTAAACCTATTACACTCTGCGGAGACAGTACCAATGACATCATCACCATATGTTAGAAATGCGCAATTCTCTTTGAAATCCTTATCAGGATACATAGTGAAAAAGCTACACCTCAACAACAGTGAATTTACTAGACAATTAATGATTACAGTCAGATTTTGTCCCGAAGGATTAGTTCCAAATAACTGTATCAACTCTCCATTGTAAGCCATGAAAGGGTAAACAACTTCGTTAACCAACATTCTCATGAGATGTATGTCTTGCGGGGAATACTCCTCACATTGACAAGCAATATCTATAAGAATGTCGAATGCTGCAATAGTAGCTTGAGCTGGCATACGTACGTCGTATTTTTCATAGTCTCCTGCTAAAACACGATCTCTGCCTT